TTTAGGGGTTTTGGCGATTTTGTGGCAGGGCTGAATGCAAAAAACGAGGAAGCCGATAGGATTGCTAATGATTCTTCCGGTGATTTCACGGAACGCTTCGGAGCGTATGACGCTTTATGCAAAGAGGCCTGCGCTGAGTTGGATTCTCTGTTTGGGAGCGGGTGTTGCAAAAAGGTGTTCCCTGACGTGGAATCCCCGGGAATGGAGCTTATCGCGGACTTTTTAGACCAGATCATACCGATTCTTCAGGGCTTCGCCACTGAACGAAATCAGAAAATCACAAGCAAATACAGCCCGAACAGGAAAGGGGCGCGAAGCAATTAAATGTGGAATGTGCTGCTTGATAAATTCCCAACAGAATATGAGGGTTTCCGCATAGACGAAGCCTTCCAGACAGGGATCCAGATTTCACAGGCTTTGCAAGATCCGGACCTGTCAGACGATGAAAGGTTGGCTGTAGCGCTGGGGCTGCTGTATCCGTCAGAGGATGGGGACGGCAGCCCTTCTTCTTTACCCGATTTAAAAACTGCCGTGGATGGCCTTAGGTGGTTTCTGAGCGGGTGGTATACCGACAACCGCCCGAAGGATGAGGACAAAGTTCCGGTAACAGATTTTGACATAGACCAGTGGCGCATCTATTCAGCATTTCTGGAGAAGTACGGAATCGACCTGAACCGGTCTGACATGCACTACTGGGCGTTCATGGGACTGCTGTCCACGCTCGGTGAATGCGCATACACGAACGTCATAGCCATCCGGCAGCAGAAAATAGACCCTAAGATGGACACGCGTGCAAAACAGGCATTGATGGAGCAGAAACGCATATTTGCAATAGAGCGGGAAGAGGAACTGACAGAAGAGGAACAGGAAGATGTTGACGCTTTTATGACATGGGTCAAGGCAGGAGGCTGACATGCCGAAATATGATGGTTCGATACGGATAAACACAAAAATTGAAACAAAAGATTTAAACAGCCAGATGATGCGCGTGTCTAATGCCATAAAAAAAGACAGCGCGGCTTTAGATTCTCTCAATCGCAAAATGGAAGAATTTTCGCAAAAGAAAATCCCGACAGAAAAATTTGCAGAATTACAAAGAGAGTTAGAAAAGGCAGAATCCGAGTATTCAAAACTGCAGGCCCGTATGTCACAAAAGGGGGCGGCAACGTCTGAGTATAAAGCTTTACAGAAAGACCTCGTTGCGGCGCAAGGAGAGCTGTCTAAGCTTGTAGCACGTCAGACAGACTGGGAAAACATGGGGGTACCTCAAACCGGCGGCGCATGGGACGTACTAAATGAACAGGTTGCAGCCGCATCCGACCGTGTAGATGATCTGAAAGAAAAGCTTCAGCAGATGGAGAACAGTGGAAAGGCGTATACCCCGAAGGTGGACAAGGCTCAACTGGATGAAGCGGCTCAAAAAGTAGATGAAATCAAGGAAAAAATAAACGCGGAGAAAGCATCCGGTAACGCGTTTGTATCCCCAAAAGATACAGAAGAATTTCAGAAGATGTCTGTAAAGGCGTCACAGCTTGCTGGGAACATAGATGTTTTAAAGCGCAGGCTGGCAGAACTTAACGCGAAGCAGAAGCCCATCAAAAAAGAATTCGATCGGATGAAGCGTTCTGCCGATAAAGCATTTAAAACAGCTTCGTCCGGCGCGAAAAAAAGCGCGGGGCTGTTCGGCACCTTTGCGTCAAGGCTGAAAGGAATCGCATTATCGCTGTTGATATTCAGCTGGATTACAAAAGCATTTAATGCAATGGTAGCTGGAATGCAAAAGGGGTTTTCAAACCTTGCAAAGTATTCTGCTCCGTTGGCAAATTCATTTCAGTCTCTAAAAAATTCACTGGCTACACTTGGGAATGCGTTTGCTGCTGCCTTTGCGCCAATTGTCCAGATGGTAATTCCGTATCTCAATGCGCTGATAAACGGAATCACGCGAGCAATAACGTATGTGGCGCAGTTTATTGCTATCCTTGGCGGGAAAAGCACGTTCATCCGAGCGAAAAAGATACAGGATTCACACAACGATTCCTTGAATGGAACAGCAGCGGCGGCAAAAAAGGCAGCCGGAGCTTTGGCAAAATTTGATGACTTGGATGTGCTGCAAAAGCAGGATGATTCCGGCGGCGGTGGAGGGGGAACACAGCCGAAAGATATGTTCGAGGAAGTCCCTGTTGATGCAGGGGTGAAATCTTGGCTTGATGGGATCTTGGAGAATCTGAAACCTATTCTTGACTATGTAAAAGAGTTAAAAGATGCTTTTGCGGAAGGCTTCTGGGATGGCTTGGGTGATTTTGAATACCGCTTAGATATCATCAAAAATGGGCTTCAGCAAATCCGCGATGCATGGATAGAGATATGGTCAGATCCTGCGGTTGTAGGGGCTGCTGACAACTTCCTTAAAACTTTTATGTATATGTTGGGTTCCTTTACCGGCTCACTGGCGAGTATAGGGCTTACTCTAGCGGCGGCTTTAATCGGCGGGATGGGGGACTATCTTGAAAACAATACCGACCGGATAAAAAAATTCCTGATATCCGCATTTAACGTGGGGGCAGATATAAACCTCCTTCTGGCGGATTTGTTCCAAAGTATAGCCTATGTATTTGAAGCATTTGCAAGCGAAAACGGGATCCGCTTTGTATCGGCGCTGATAGGAAGCATTGCGGATGCAGCTATGGGGCTGACTGAACTTGCGCTTAAACTGGGGCGGGACTTTTTACAAAGGCTTATTGTACCGTTTACAGAAAATGCTGACGGGTTCAAGACTGCACTGGAGGGGTTATTAGGTGGCGCAGCTACCGTTCTGGAAGGATTTAAGACGGCTGTAGATAAAGCGTTTGATAGCCTGAATGCAATGTACGACGCTCATATAAAGCCATTATTTGATAGTTTAACGAGCGGGCTTTCAGAGGTTGTCAACCATTTTTTAACCGCATGGAATACACACATTCAGCCAGTTATCGACAGAATCGGGACTAGAATATCAGAGCTTCTTACGCAGTCTTTTCTGCCGGCTAGGGAAGCTATAATAAGAGGAGTTGGGTTGGTTGCGGATATTTTAAAATCTTTTTGGGAGAGTATTTTGCAACCGATTGTTGACTGGATTATGACCTACGCAGTGCCATTCTTGGTGCAAGGATTAGGGGTGCTGTTAGAGTTTATTATACTTGGAATTAAGACGATTGTTGACGGTTTTACAACCTTTATGACGTTTATAAACGATTGTTTAGAATTTTGGAAAGAGGCGTGGGCGGTTGCTTGGGATACGTTCAAAGATTTCTGGAATAAGATAAAAAGTATTATTGACATCATGAAAACTGTATTTCGTCTGTTTGTAAAAGTTGTTAAGCAGCTGATTGATGGAGACTGGAAGGGCGCATGGAATACCGCGCAGGAAATCTTCACGATTTTTAAAACCAAAGTAGAAGGCGTCGTGGATTCTATAAAGGCGTTCTTGTCCGGCTTCTTTACATGGGTTAGCGACATGATTGCAGGCGTTATAGAGGAAATCAAGAACATCGGCAGCGGTATCAAAAACGCATTTACTGGTGGCGGATCATCGAAGCCGCGAACAATGTCCACGCAGCCGTATGCCATAAACGAAAGCTTTGCATCTCGTACCCTGCGGGATATCCCGGCTCTTGCATCTGGCTCGGTAATCCGTGGTGGCAACCCGTTCTTGGCGATTCTGGGCGACCAGCGGGCAGGGCAGACCAACATCGAAGCGCCGATAGGAACAATCAAACAAGCTGTAGCTGAGGTTATGGCAGAGAGCGGCGGCGGATTTAGAACGGCAAGGATCGTCTTGCAGGTAAACGGGGTAGATCTGGCGCAAGCTACACTGCAGGATTTCTTATCGGAAGCAAGCAGGCAAGGATATGATCTGGAGGTGATCGGAGGATGATTTTTACACGCGGCATATACATAGATGGGGAGTATTTTAACATCCCCATCGTGTCCATAAAAAGAAACGCGGATTTCCTCGACAAATTCGCCGAAAGAGTTGAAACGGGAGAGCTCCAGCGTGAATTGATAGGCGTGTATTTTAACTACACAATGTCGGTCGGGAAGAGCAGCTCGTTCCCGGATGGCGTATATAAACGTTTCTGGGATAAGGTTACAGAGCCCGTCCCATTCCATGTTATTTCGCTGCCGTCAGATCCTGGTTATTACGAATACACTGCTTATATATCCAGCGTCTCTGATGAATACGAGAAGATAACACAGGATAGCGCTGATTATAAAGGGTTTACCTGCAAGTTTACGGCGAAAGAACCGGCAAGGAGACCATGATGAAAACAGAATTTTATGTCGAATACAATCTGTATGACACGACTGCTCTGCCTGATGCAAAAGAAAGCACAGAGAGCAATGCTGCTTTTGGGGATATGGGGCTGTTTAAGTCAAAAGGCAGCCCACCAAAATACGTTACACTGGAACATAATTTTTTCGTGTTGGATGGGAGTCTTAGCGAAATGCCAGACACGCCGACGGACATCCCATTTTTTTCGGATGTGCAAGCGGGCGCAGATGGAATTTTCACAAAACAGCCTGTAATCAGAATAGATTTTACCGAAAATCATACCTCTATCGGGCTGACTTTTCATTTTTCAGAAGCATTCCCGCTGGAGATGGAAGTGACATGGTACGACCTCGGCGGTACATATAAATCGCAAAAACGTTTCTTTCCGAACAAACTGGATTATTTTGCAAAAAATCAGGTGGAGGAATACGGACGAATTGAGATCCGATTTGTACGTGCCCTACCGTGGCACAATGTAAAGTTAAACTATCTCGAGTATGGCACAACGTTTATCTGGGGCCCCGATGTCATAAAAAGCGCGAAGCTTGTAAATGACACAGATCCTATCAGTAATCAGATTAAAACGGACAAACTCACGTTTGACTTTGTTGACACTGATGATGATTTTAATGTTGGAAACATTAACGGGTTGCACAAAACATTGCAGAAAAAGCAAAGAATGTTGCCATACGAAATCGTTGACGGCATGAAGATGCCGCTGGGCGTGTTTTTTATGGAATCCAACAGTACCACCAAAAATGTCACCCAAATATCGGCGATCGACTACAAAGGGATGCTTGCTAATGTGGATTTTAAAGACGGGCGGATATACGCCGGAGAAACGGCGGGAAGTGTGATCGAAGAGATTATGACAGCGGCAGAAATTGAAGAT